ACATCTACACCAAGTATGCACCCTTTCCAGACATTCGTGTTCTGGAGAATGCAGTGGACACAACGTTGTTTTCTAGGCTCCCTGATTCAGTCCGTGCATCTATTCGATCAACAATGGGAATCCCGCCCGGAGGAGTTCTGTTTGTGAATGCGAATCGCAACAGTCAGCGAAAGCGACTCGATCTTGCACTGATGGGGTTTGCCGAGCTGCTTCGTCGTGATACGACCAAGCCGTACTACTTTATGATTGTGACGGGGATGAATGCTCAGCAGGGTGCATACTACGATGTCAGCCGTATCTTTGCCACCGAGCTTGACCGTCATGGACTTGATGTTGGAGAGCTTAGCAAGAGACTGTTGCTTGTCGACACGTCTGCAAAGCCGGTTCCCGATGCATCCATCAACGAGATCTACAATGCTGGAGATATCGGTGTGAATACGTCGGATGGCGAGGGATTTGGTCTGTGTCAGATCGAGCACCTGTACACTGGAGCACCCCAGATTGTGACGGACATTGGAACGTATCGCTCCTTCATGAACGAGACTGTATGTGCATTTGTTCCACCGCGTGACCGCTGGTACTTTCCGGGTACAATGCCCCTTGGATTGTGGGCGCCGTCATTCTGCTACAAGGAGCTTGCCGATCGAATGGACGATCTTATCAAGGTCCTGCCTCAGTTCAAGAAGTCAGCCTTGAGCTACAAGTTTAAGACGTGGACCGATGTCTGTGCCGGGTGGATTGAGGACGTCAAGAGCGAGGCTTGACGAGTGTGTCAGAGCAGAAATTCAATTGAAGTAGGGCTGACCATCTTGCCCATCCGGAGGAGACGCTGATTGTCGTCCCAAGCGGGTCCATCGAAGACCTCCTTGGTGTTCCGATCAATGATCAGTGAGATTCCCTTGACCATCACTTTTTGTAACACTCGGTGCTTGTTTGATGTATTGCGCAACACCGTCTCATCCAAGTCTTCGTTTTTAATATTCGGTCTGAATGCCAGATCTTCACCGGCGGTCGTGGAGTCGAATCGCATACACGAGACCACCGGACGTTCACGAGAATGGAGCTTCCGGTGGATTTCGCAATCAACCGCCGACTGTTTGAGCAACAAGGACATCCGCTGTCCGATGCGCTCTTTCTCATAGGCAGTCTCATACAAATACTCGTCAGTGGACATGAACGTCTCCACCGGGTCGCCTTCATAACGCTTTATCACCATGTCATTCCTGCGAATCGGGACAATGTTCGGGTAATCAGCCGACTTCATCTGCTTCTCCGTGAACACCGAAATGTAAAAAGAGACTTTCACCGTCCGTTCTTCCATTGGCAAGGTAGCGTGGGAGCAGATACGGATGGCGCGCCCAATGACCTGATCGTGGCGAGCAGGCGTCCAGTGAGGCTCCATAATGTGCACGAATCGGACATTGTTGAGCGTGATACCTTCAGCGCCGGATGCAGAGGCCATCAGGACAGTCAGAATCTTCTTGCCACGGGCATTCACACTTTCCTTCAAGGATGCTGGGAAGTTCTTGGAGTACACACCGTTAAAGATCTGACGAGTCAGATCACGCTCCTCGGCATCTTCCTCACCCGTGTAGAAGGTGTAAGCGGGTTTGTCGTCCATGTCTGGATCTTCCACCCACTGTCCGGCTTTCTTCACAATCTTGTACGGTTGCCATCCTGCAGTGTCCAGCACCGCCGACAAGACGCCCAGACCTTCCAATGAGCGATACTGAGAGTAAACAAACTGGTTTGCATCCTTGCCCGCCTTGATGTTGGTCAGAATCTTCAGCATCTTGGGGCTGAACGTCTCAAGCCCCTTTGGGGACAGGTACCGATCCGCCGCTGCCTTCAACTTCTTGATCACCGCATCGGACTCTTCTTTCGGAGGCTTCTTGCTTTCAGAGACAACATCTGGATCCTCTTTGATGGTCAGCTCCGGTGGTGTAGCATAGTCGCAGACAAGACGGGTTGGAACACGGAATGTGCTGAGATTCTCGTCCAGCTTTGATCGACCACGACGAGAGTCTATCTTCATCTCTTCCCAACGGACTGCCAGGTAGCGAATGAACTGCTCGTCGGACATCTCAACCTTGATCAGCGTCTCGTCCAGGTCGATACGTTGAGGAAGCAGACGCTCATCGGCACCCTTGAAATACGAAACCAACCCTTGAATGCGCCGACGAAAGAGCATCGGGTTCTTGATGTTCAGACCATCCAGGAACAAATTTGCAAACTCTTCATAGTCTGTGGGCAGACACTGGAGCTCTTCAGTTGATACCCTTTCGGTTGCAATTTCACCTCCGCCTACATCCGTCTCAATCTTTGCCTTGATGCCCGCGACCCAGTCTGCGGCAATCGAAACAAACGGCAGATCCTTCATGTATTGCACGGCAATACGATCACCTTCGCCGTTATACGTGGAACGGAACTGGGGAGGATTGCGGGTTATCATGACGTATTTCTTCAGGGCATTGAACTCGATGGTGTCGACCTCGGGAATTCCGCGAAACGCCTTTGTAATCCTTTCTTCGTCCCATGCAGGAATGGTCTTGAAAGGAATGGTGATTCGCTCAATGGGTCCACGAAGAAGGTTCATCATGTACGAAATCTCGTTGGGTGAATTGATAATCGGAGTGCCTGACAGCAGGACAATCTTGCACCGCTTGGCGTGGTAAATAGCATCGTACAGCTTGGATGTGATTTCAGACTCATTGATCACTCGAGAAATCAAGTTATGCGCTTCGTCAATAATCACAACTGAATCGTCGTATTGACCCTCTTTCGTATACTCTGCAATATTTGAGCGTGTGAGACCATTGTAGCGGATAAAGTTGAATCGTTGCTCCAAGATATCCTTGATTTGCGCACGAATATCAGCCTTGTCTTTGGTGGAGAGGCTTTCAAAGTTTGGCGTCTCGGACGGAGTGGTCACAAAGATGCGCTGGTTCTTCTCCATAAACTTCTCGGAAATACCCAGTCGCTTTCCCTCTTTCCGAACGGCATCCGATATCGGGCGCACGGTCCAGTGATTTTCAACGGCGTAGATTGGATCTCCACACTTCTGCAACTCCTCGCGATAGTTGGCTTCAAGGGAGGCGGGGAGCATCACAAAGACCTTGCTGGTGCTCAGCAGGGACTCCGCCACCGCGATAGACGAACACGTTTTGCCCGATCCGAGACCGTGGTAGACCAACAACCCACGATACGGAGTTTCAATTTTTAGGTAGTCGCGAATGATCTTTTGATAAGGAAAAAGCTCACGTCCTGTACCTGCTCTCTTCAAACAGAGATCAACATCCTTATCTTCTTCGTCCAAGGGGTCCTTGTCCTGTGCCCGGTAGTCCGACTTGATGAACATTCGTGTAATGGCATCTGAGAATGCCTTCCGATTAGGGAGCACGTAGGATGGGGCTGCCCTCATTAATCTGTGTCAACAAAATGAACATCACGACTATAACATTAAAGGCAAGTATGTCCACCCGGAGAAGACAGAATCTTTCGGGAGACGCGTTCGTGGAATGGTTTAATAATCAACTTGAGACCAAAGAAAATGGCTGTCGGGTATGGACGCGTGGGGTGAACAAAGCAGGATATGGTATAGTTAAGTTACCAATGATTATGAAGCCTGGGCTTTCTCATAGAGTTGCACTCGAAATGAAACTTGGGAGAGCGATTGGAGACGGTCTATGTGCTCTACATAGTTGCGACAATCCCCCATGTTGTAATCAGGACCACTTACATGAAGGAACGCATGTAGACAATGTAATCGAAAAGGTTAATCGAGGAAGACAATCAAAACTTCAAGGTGACGCACATGGGTCTTCTAAACTCACAGAAGCACACGTAAGAGCTATTCTTAGAGATGCAAATACATATACACAGCAAAGCATGTCGGAACTTTATAATATAAGCCGTGCGACAATTTCAGATATAATAAGAGGAAAGAGTTGGAAACATATTCCCCGTGAGAACTAATGGGAAGTGTGCGACATAGTCACCGCATGTTCATGGTGACAATTTATCTCTTCTTAATGGCTGCGTTCCTGTATCTGAAGCCGTCCGTAGCCTTTGGGCGTGAAGGACGGATCCGCCCGTTTGGGGTTACGGATCGTGAAGCCACTATTTTTCCTGTTTGGTGGTGGGTGTTTGCCATCGCCGTTGTCTCGTACTGTATTACGGTGTACCTGTCGGGATTCCGATTCACGTCCTAACTATACGGTTTCAAATGTATCCAACACGGACTCGAGTTCCTTGATCATTGCCTCTCGCTGTACATGGTGCGGTCTCACATGCTGGGCGCACTCAACAAACGACTTCCACGCAATGCCCGAGATCTCTCGGCGTTGCATCGGAGTAAATCGCTGATTCAAGTCGATCATTTCTGGGTTCTTGACCAGTGCCACGAAGTACAGGTGACGGTACGAGATTCCATTCAAGCCTTCGAACGTTTCTTCCAATCGGATGTTCTTCAGGACCACATACGAATCACGGGGAATGTTGGTCTCTTCGCCAAACTCTCGGATTGCACAGTCTACATCCGATTCCCCACGAATCCTGCGCCCCTTCGGGAATCCCCATTCAGGCTCTTGGTAGCCCGATGGATTGTTTGCCACCAACTCGGCGCGATTGAGTTGGTTGAACTTGACTTGAGAGGGTCCATAGTCGCCGCTCAGGTGATCCTCGCCCCACAACGTTTTCCATGTCGTTTCAAATGTTTCTTCGGCAATCATCTTCTGCTCAGCAATCGTCATGTTTCCGACCAGGCGAGCCACGTACTCCGTGTTCGATGGATCATACTTCCCACGCATAAACTCAGCGAAACTCATACTATCTTTTCGACGTATCATCAAGAGACGGGTCTTTTTCGAGTCTACAGGCAACGAGTCATTTTCAACAAGAATAAGCCCACACGACAATACCGGGTCATTACACGATCGGAAGAGATGACCTTTTGTACCACAATTGTTACAATACATTACGGTCTGTTGTCTTGGTGGAGGTCCGGTTCGTTTTTCCATTGTGTCTTAGCATAACTTCCTTTGTAAGTGATACATAAATGGGAGGTTCCACGTCAAGACCATCGCTCTATGGACCTTCTTACGGTCCCTCCATGTATAGCAGTAGCACAAGCACAAGTTCAGGATTTGGATCAATGGGTGTGATTGCAAAGGCGCTGGTTGTGATTGTGGGATTGGGCGTTCTTCTGTTGGCTGCGCTGTTTATTTACAATGCGGTGGCAACTTCAAGCGGCAAACAAGCTGTGAGTATCTTGGGTTCACCGACTGTCCCCGACCAAGCACCCCTTCCAATAGATGGGACAATAGCAAAAACCATTCCAGCAGCGAATGCACCGATTACCCAAGGAGCAGATAACGGTATTCAGTTCTGGATGTTCATCAAGGACTGGACATACGGGTTTAACAAGGAAAAGGGCGTGATCTATCGTGAAGATTCTACCAATACCGGATATCGTAACCCTGAGATTACGCTCGACCCAACCAATAACAGTCTGAACGTGAAGGTCTCGATCTACACCGCAACACCGGGCGGTGGATCGACCGGCACCCCGGCCGCCGCGAACAGTACCAGCGCCACTGGAGATTCGTACACATGTACGGTCGAGAACGTCCCGCTCCAAACCTGGTTTGCAGTCTCTGTGACGGTATTCCAGCGCAATCTGGACGTGTACATCAATGGAAAGCTGGTGAAGTCGTGTGTTCTGCCCGGCGTTCCTCGTCCGGCTGCCGGCGCCCTGAAGACGGCGAACAACGGTGGATTCTCTGGTTCGCTCTGCAACATCCACGCATACCCGAATATGCTGGGTCCCTCCGATGCCGCTGCGTTCTTTGCCGCCGGCACCAACTGTGCGTCCTTTGCTCAGCCTTCCTCCACGAACACAACAGAGGGAACCAAGATGACTCTGTTCGGATACACCTTCACCTTCAACGTCAAGGACAGTTCGGGTAAAGTGGTTCAAAGTGGATCTTTCTAAAGAGTAATGCGTATCCTCCTGAAATGCCCAACGCGGTCTAGACCAGCCCAGTTTCTTCGCGTTCTAAACCAATATATTTCGTTAGCAACTCGTCCAGATTTACTCGGAGTTTGTGTTACGTGTGATCTTGACGATGCAACAATGAGATCTGATTCTGTCCAATATCAAATCAAGAACATTACCTACAAAACCGCCTGGTCTGAGATCTATTACGGGAACAGCACAACAAAGATTGAAGCCGTCAATGCAGACATTTCATCCGTTCCGTGGGAATGGGATATGGTAGTTCTCGTGTCCGATGATATGGTTCCACAGGTCAAGGGATACGACGAAGTAC